TAAGTAGATTAAGTCTCGATAAGGACATTTGTTGCGCTTGACCAGTTTCAGATAATTCAATTTGTCTTTCTTTTAATGCTCTATCAGCGGCTGCTCCTTGTTGACCTGCTTCAATTTGTAAAAGCGCTAAATCTAAGGCTCTATTTTTTGCATAAACATCAGAAAGAACCTGAGCACCCGATACTAATGTTTTTAAAGTATCACCTTTTGCCATTATGTTGTACTATATCCTTCCAGATCACTAACACTGCTTTCATCTTGAATTTCTGTTAACAAATCGATATATTGATCACCTATTGGTTCACCAGTTGCAGCCATATAATCACCTATTATAGAATGTATAGATGTTTCTGCCATTTGTTGTGCTTTTAATTTATCAATATCAAGTTGTGTTCTTAAATCATCTTCTTCAAAACCTAAATACTTTTGTTCTCTACCAATATTACCCATTACAAGATCACCTTGTTTCTCAAGGCTTTCAACAGCTTCTGATTGACCTCCTGTAGTAATTAAACCCGTCTTAGCTCCAGCAGTCATAACATTTTGATAAGTAGCACCCATTTGATCTTGAGCAGTAGAAAGACCCTCCCATAAGCTTTCTCTTTTTTCACCTAGTCTATCCATTTGGGTTGTGAACTGATCCTCTAAAAAAGTTCCCATTTTTTCAGTACCTTTAATTATAGAACCTATAGTAGGATCAAGCATATCTTGTAATTGGCCTTTTTGTTGTTCTAGTGGGTCATATCTACCTTTATCAAATGTTTGATTATAAAGATCTACGGGACTAGGAGTACCAATGTCAACACCCACAGCTTTTCCAACTTTACCCATTTGTCTATCCCACCAACTTTCATTTTCATTATATTGTCTATAACCAGTTTTTTCATTTACTGATGCTGTTTCTGGAGTAACGCCTATTCTAGCTGCTAATATAGACTCTGCTTTTTTAGGATCTTTTTTATAAGCATCCCATATTGATTTTTCTACACCACCTTGAATATGTATTTTACGCTTACCTACATTTACAACAGAACCTCCAAAGGCAGAATTATCTCCAAAGTTTCCAAGTCTAGCTGCGCTTTTATTTTCAAATTTTTTATAATTCATTATGTAAGAAGATCCCAAAGAATTTTACCACCCTTGTAAGCAACTCCAGCACCTGCAAGTGGAGAGCCAGAAGCTATTACTGCAGAAGATGCATAATCAAGACCAGTTTCACCTACAGCCTTAAGTTTGTTCCCACCTGTTGCATCTGAACTTGCTATATCATATAAGCTTTTAGCAGCTCCAGCAGCACCTAAAGCTCCACCAATAGGAGTACTTTTAGTTGCTTCACCTGCAACTGATCCAGCATCAGCAGTTACCTCCACACCAGCTAAAGGAATTGGATTGGCTTTAGTTCCAGAAGCTAAAGGCTTAAATCCTGGATCTTGTGGTGTTTTTACTGATTTAGGTATGCTTAACCCTTCTGAGGAGCGTCTAATATTTTTTAAATCGTCTGGAAATGCTTTTTTAATTTGACCAAATCCTTCTTTTTGAGTTTTAAAAGGCATATCCATTCCTATCGATCTTTTAATTCCACCTTCAATACGAGGATTAGACCGAACTTCACTTGCAGAGCTATCTAACAGAGATTGTGAAGCGCTAGGAGCTGTATTTACATTATAACTTTTCCAAGGAAGTCTATCATTCCTTTTAATATCTTGATTTGGTAAGTATCTAAATGTTTGTTCATTCATTTTTGCAGTGCTAAAATCTAGCTCTTTAGGATTGGGCTCATAAAGAGGTGTAGCTGAAGAAAGACCTTTACCACCAAACATTTGAGGTTGAGCGCCAAAAGACATTGGAGGGGCTTCACCTGTTAACCTAGTAGCATAAGATTGTAAATTTTGTTGAGCCATTTCCGCTCCAGGCATTTCAAATCCCATACTTCCAGTAGAAGCAACTCCTTTTAATTCAGCTAGCCTAAGTCTTTGGTCAACGCCTCTATATCTTTCATTAAATTTATCCATTAACTGTCTTGGATCAAATTTAGCTCTATCTGGTGCTTCATAAGGAATTTCTTCGTACATAAGACCACTTACAGTATCAGGACTTTTTAATTGTTTTTTTGCAGCTACTTCAAGAGCTGTATTTCTACGATGATCTTCCATCAGTCGCAAAGGTATAGCAAGGGCTTGACCTTTAATTAAGAGATTTTGAGTTTTTTCTGCTTTTTCTGTTTTATCTTTTTGCTCTCTTGTACCATAAATATTAGAAAAAGTTCTAAATCGAGTAGCATCGATTCCTGGGTCGTAAGTAACATTTTTTCTATTCATAATTATATAAAATTTTTATTTGGGTTTAAATTAAACATATTAACAACAATTCTTCAAGACCAATTGCTAATTATCGGAGATTTGAGAATTAAAGCAAGAATTCTCATCGCACCAGATGATCCAGCTGTTCCAACATTTACATCTATAGTATTAGCCGATGTATATAAATAACCTGTAGCTATTCCACCTTCTGCGTCTGGAGCGGTTGATGTTGTTCCAGGGGAAATTATAGTATTAACTGCAGGGGTTGTTTCATCCCATCCTGAAACAAATCTATCTACATCGCCATCATCGCCTATATTTATTGAATAAGAGCCACCAAAAGTAGTTGTAATAAGTATTTTAATATCCATTACATAGCTTCCATCACGAACAAAAATAGATTTTGTAGTTCCAGTATCTGCTATACTAACATCTTGACCTATATGCCACTGTGCCGAATAAGAACTACTAGGAGTTGTTGTATTCCTATATTCAGAAGAAAGTATATTATTTCCATCTTTTATATATTCTATAGTTTTTTGTTGACCAGTAGCTTCATCTGAAACGGTTCTAATTATTGGAACTCCTTCAATTAATTCATCTCTTCCTGGAGCGCCAGAAGCGATCCCTCTTTTAGTTTTATGTAAATCTATTCTATCTTGTCTTTCCATTTTATTTTACATTTTTTGTTCTGTATATAATAGAAATATCATTTATTTGGAAATTAGCGTCACCTGGAGTTCCAGAAATATATAACTTAAAACTATAAATATTATTTGAAGAAACACCAGCAGTTGGCTTTAACTCAAGATGATACCATTGATCTGTATCTTGATCTGCAAATGGAGTATTGCCTTCTTGAAAAGCAAAATCATCAACAATCCCATCATACCTATACCTAATATTAATAGAATTAGCGTTTCCCTTATAAGAAATTCTTACCCTGTGTATTTTTTTTCTAACAGAAGGTTGACCAAAATCTATATCTTTTGTTTTAATAGAAAATGGATTATCAGCTGAAGTATCAGACCATTTTTTAGTAAGAACAGTGCTACTTGATTTAAGAGTCCATACTAAATCACCACTCCAATCGGTAATAAAATTACTTCTATCTTCATCACCCGCAAGATCTGCTTTAGAATTAACCCAGGATTGAGTAGGAATATCATATAAAAATATTTTACCAGCTCCAGCGCTTGTTATGCTATCAAAAACCATTATTTGTCTTTTATTAGGTAAATATCCTATAGATTGAGTATAAGTGGAGGTAAACCCAGTCCAACTTTCGTCACTACTACCTATTGTTGAAATTATTGGTCTACCTTTTTTTTCTAATAAACTAATTACAGATTGACCATTATAAAGATAGACTCCAGATTTATTTACCCAAGCAATACCATAATCTGTTTTACAAGCACAAGCTGGATGTTGTATACCTTTATATTCAAAAGTATCCTCTAAAAATTCAACATCTTGAGATATGTTTATAAGGTGCATTTTATGTTTTTTAAATTGAAGTATTCTATCAGCATATTCTTCTAATTTTACTATTTCATCACCATCTCTAATGCTTGCTTCTATTTTTCTAGAAATTGGAAATGTATCAAATTTTCCAGGCATTGATTTATACATAGCATCGCTTTGAGTTTCAGTTTCACCGTTTTCAAGTACTCTTCTAACATTCCCTATATAAGTTTTTCTATTAGTAACAACTGCAGTTTTAAACCCTTCACCATTAGCGCCTATAAATACAGCATCATCTGGGTTATATCCATTTATAGCTTTATAAGTCCAAGGACTTGGATTTATAATATTAGATATAGATGCTGTACAATATACATTATCAGATACACTATTATGTTGATCATCTACAGCTGAACTTAATGTCCAGCTTTCATAGTCGGAAGTTAAGTCTGGTCTAATACCCTCTTTTAAGCTAATATCAACAAGCAAAACCCAAGGTTCATCTTCTGTTTTTCTAATATAAGCTCTACCGCCAATTATAAATGGATCGTATGGGCTTGTTGCTAAAACTTGTACATCCATTGCCGCACCAGGGCTATAACTTATTCCACGATTACTATTAGCTAAAACAGCAGTAATATCATATATATTAGATTCTTGGCCACCTTGATAAATAAAAGTTGTACCAAAAAGCCAAGTTCCTGGCCTCCAAGAACCTGCAGTAGAAGAACTGTTAGCATAAATATTAAAACCAGTTCCTGTTGGTGGATATATTTCAATATTTTCTCCATTCCAATCATTTCCACTATCTGAATTAGCATGAGTGACAAGATTATCATGCGCTAATCCCCCATCATCAGCTGTTGTAGCAGCTCTAGTAATCATTCTAGCTTGATCATTAGTAGTGCCAACCGCAATAAAACTTCTACCATCAAATCTAGTCCAATATTGAAAAATATCACTAATGCCTGTAGCAATATATTCAATATATGTATTTGCACTACCAGCACTAGTAGTATCTGTAAAAACTACTCCTTTACCAGATACACCTTCTGTTGGTGCAGCAAAATCAGTATTTTTTGCATACCAACCATCATAAGAATCTGCAGCTCCACCAGGACTAAGACCATTAAAATGAGTTTGCTTTATATACCCATACCATTTATTTCTATTTCCACTTCCAAAATTTCCATCACTTACCCTAACAGCTCCATCAGCTTGATAAAAACAAGGCTTACCACTAGCGCTTGATCCAAGATCAATTACATTTGTACCCCAAGCATCTGCTGATCTACTATAAATATCTATTTGAGAATTTGGTGCATCATAATGCATTAAGTAATCATCTCCTGTCTCATTTTGAGAACTACCAGCACTTTGACCACCTACTCTATCATGACTAAATTCAAATAATCCATATCCAGCTGTCATTGCAGTAGTGTGTGTGCCAGCATCATGAGCAACAAATTCGCCCATTGTTCTAATTCTTCCAATAGAATCAACCATGATATTTTCAGTTTCTGAAAGTTCTGTATCATCAATATCTCTTGCATCAGAGTTTGAATTTAAACCACCATCAAATCTTTCTATTTTCCATACTTGTTTAGGCATTATTTAGTCCAGTAATAGCATCCTTTAGTTATACTAGTGCTATTTTTATTCTTTATATAAGGAATAGAAATTATTACTTTTTTCTGCTTTTTTTCCATTTTTCTCTTTTGTAAGTTAAGTATTCTGACGCTTCAATAGGATTAAAAATCGTAGTTATAAGCCTATTATCATAATCTTCATACTTTGGATCAATTATAGTTACTGGACAATTAAATATATTTTTATCATCCAAACCCAATTTATCAGCATAGTTATCTATAATTTTAAATGAGGCTACTTGTAGTCCATGACTGATTAAGCCGCTAGAAGGGTCTTTTAAGACCTGATAACCAGAAACGTGAGTATGACCACAGGTTAGTATGTGATCACGCCATCCTAGCTGAATAGCCCTTGATACTCCATGTGCTGTATTCCAAATAGAATTACCCTTAAATGTATGTCTAGCATTTATTCTAACTTCTCTTCCATTAGGAAATCTTAAGTTCATTCTAGCTCCCCACCTTTCATAGACACCTTTATGATCACGCATAATAAACTCTAAAGGGTCTCCATCTCCAGACCAGACATCGTGATTACCAGCTACTAAATATATCCAACTTAGTTTAGATACGAAATACTCAGTAAGTCTCCAGGATTCTTTTGCAGTAGTTGATTGAGCAGAGTATAAAGCGGCTAATCTACCTACCCAGTTATTTTGAATATCACCAAGATTGCCAGCAAACATACCATCTGTATTATTGATAAGATCTGTATAAGCAAGTATCTGAGTTATATCAGTTCCATCATCATCTATATGAGGGTCTCCAAAATGAGCAATACCTATTGGGCCATTCATATTTATATCAATATTTATTAATCCCTTTTTCTCCCTACCACCTTTCTTAACCTCAAACTTGCGTTTCCTATGTGATATTAGTTCATCAATAGGAAGTTCTTCTACAGCATCTTCATATTTCTTTTCTACACTAAACTTGGGTTCTTCTATTATTAGAGGATTTAAAGTTCTTCTATTGCAAGAATAACACCTCCATAATTGTTTCCTTGGTTTAGTTGCTCTATATTTATGACCGTCTTTTCTTAATGCCCTTCCAGTACAATGTGGACATCCTATAATAGCTCCATCAGCGTTCATAGTATGATCGTCTATAGCCATTTTTACTCCTCTGTTTTTAATGCCAATAAGGCACTTTATTTGTTACCCGTACTTTTTAACTATCTCGATAAATTTCTCTACAGTTCCTTTCCCTTTTGATGTATTGTAGAAAGTTTTCCATTGCGTTGCTTGTTGCGTTATGTTTTTAGGAAGCGGTTTGGGCACCCTCCTATAGTGCAACCTGCACATTGCAATTTGAGCAGCTATGTTTGTTGTAAGTATTTTTTCCCACTCCTCTTCTTTTGGGTCAAGAAAGTATTTCCATTCTAACTTACAAGCTTTAGCTACTTTTTTCATTAAAGCTTCTCTGTATTTAAGATAATTCTTGCATATATCTACAGCTACCCAGCTTTCACATTGCCACATGCCTCTAGCTGGGCCTTTAATTTGTTTTAAGTAAACATATTTACTTTCAACTAGCCCAGTATTATAAACAAGATCAAGAGCCTCAGGGCTATATAGGTCTATATCCTCTAAGGTGTCTTTTATTACTTCTTTTATTTGTTTTTGATCTATCAAATCAGATCCTCCATAAAGATTTAGTATAACCCATACCAATAGATTGTATATAAGCATTGGGAAATATAAGCATTATTTTACTTCTTTTTGCCTTTTTTAGAAGATTTTGATTTTGATATTGTTTTCTTTTTAGGAGGTCTACCTCTTTTAGAACCATAAGTTCCTGGGCCATATCGTAAACTAAACATAATTAAATTTTCTTTAATAGTTCTTTTAATACTGCAGCAAAAACATCAGTTCCTTTATCTATAATAGTTTCAAAAACTTTTTGCTCTTGTTTTTCATTTAACCATGGAAGGTTAATTTTTTCATTAATTTCACTTGCCCATTTTTTTTCAAACTCTTCAGATTGTATTTTCTGAATAATTAAATCTTCAATACCACCCTTTAATTCGGGTACAGCTGATTCAGCATGCTTTACCATTGATTGTATTACTATTGATTTTATATCCATTTATTACTCCAACTTATTATTAAGGTTACTATTGCCATACCACCTAGCATATAATTACGCCAGTTCTCTAAAGACCTAGTTCTGCTATTTAAAGCTTTTAACTGATCTTTTATATCAGGCAATTCTCTATTGAGTATAGTCTCAATTCTTGTGAGGCGATCTTTAATATCGCTTCTATATAAATCTATGTTTTCATAATCCATTAACGTCTACCATTTATTCTGCTTACGCTACCTTTAATTTCCATAAGTACATCACTCATATCATTTACTTCCTTTACTAAATCTTCATGTCTTCTATCTCTAGTCTCATCAGAACGATTCCATCTATCTAAGAATTTAAGTGTAATAGATTCAATATTAGAAATACGAGTTGATTGCTCTTCGTTTTCTATTTTTAAATTCTCAAGTGCATCAGCTTGTTGATTAGCTCTTTTACTCATAGAATAAACAAGAAACATAAACATTGCTCCAACAACGCCTATCATTCCAGCTTCAGAATATAATGTTAAAAACTCTTCCATTATTTACTCTTCTTTTTCTTTCGCCAACTTAGAGGATTTAGGTTTAGTTCTTTTTGATACCAATTTAGTTCCTCCTCCATTTTTTCATATCTAACACGCTCTTCAGATATATGTTTTGAAACAAGCTCGGATATTTGAGCATTAGCCTCAGAAACACTTTGTTCCAATATCGTGATCCGATTCTCAATATGCCAAGCTCCGTAAAGAAGTCCACCCACAAGTACCAAAAGCTGACCAAGCCACTTAATATTAATATTGAGGGCGAGATTGTCATCAATGACATCGCCTCGTATACTTCTAGCGGTTTTAGGTTTTCCATCTATAGACCTATTAGCCATCTGATCACCATAATAAATAACATTACAAAACCAACAACACCAAACCAAAAATGAATTTCATTATCTTCGTACACTTTTTGCCACCTCTTCATATTTATGATGATAATAACACCAATGAGTTCCATCATATAATTTAGTATACCAATGGGTTATAGAATCTTGATCTATTATTTCATTGAATATTGTAGAATAGTGAGTGGAGTCTGGCTTTACATTGTTTGATAATAAATTTGAATTAGAACAACTAGTAAAAAAAATAACAATAAACATACATAATAAAAATATAGTATATGTCATAAGATAAAATTTGAATTCCTCCTTAGGGTTATCAAACATTTTACTTCTCCAAGAATTTAGATATTTTTTTCTCATAATGATCATCCCACATAAAAACTATCCTAGATAATAACTCTGTTTTTGTTTCACTAGAACTGTACTTAATGTTTCTTTTATTATAAAAATCCTTAATTTCATTTTTGGTATTAGACTCGGTTGGATAGTCAGATTGAGACGTTGCTATACCATTTATTATATGATGTTTGCCTATGGTAATCCTACCATGCCCATCTTCGTGCTTTTTAGCACACTCACTAACATAAAAATCTTCTATTATTTTAAAGCTATTAGACCTTTTTTCTACAGATCCATCAACCTCAACAAAATATTTATATCCAGACGTAGGGTAAGTCAAAGTCTTGTTACTTCCATCAGGGAAGGACTTTATACGGGTTGCATTGGGAGTTGTATTCAAATGGACATTAACATTATGACCTTGACTACACCTACGAATTATCATCTAAACCTCTTCCTGTTCAACCTCTTCGGGTTCTTTTAAAGATTCTCTAAGTTTACCTACGAAAGCTTCTCTACCGATCTCTAGTTGTTCTTTCATAAAGGTATTTGTGTTTATTTTGTTTTGAATATCATTAATATGATTTAAGATATTCTTAGACCCATCGGATAGATCTTCAATAATATACTCTTTATTATCGAAGTTTAATTTAGGCTTTTCTTTTTTATTTTTAGCCATTTATTCTCCTGTTTTATTATTCGTTAAATTTTGCTTTTGCTTTTGTAAGTAGACTAGACCTTTCTTCTGAATCGGTAAACGAAACATTATTATTACTTAAATAAGTTCTTAACTGAACTTTTGTCCAGGTATTTACTGGTTCACCATTTGGGTATCCATTTGAAGAAAGAAAATATTCTTCTTTTTCTGAATCTCCCCATAACGCTTCAGCAATCTTTTTTACTTTTGGATCTTCAGATGTAAGTATAGAACTTGGATGAACTACATGACGATGATAACTTGTGCTACCAATCTGACTGCCACCATCCATTACTTTTGTGGCTGTTCTCACTTGTATTGAGTATTCGCCTTTTACTTCTATTTGGTCTACTTCGACCACTTTTTCTAATGCCATTACTGACTCCTTTTAATTATCCAATTAAATTATATTTTGTATGTTACTGAAAAACTGAAAAACCCATCAGTGCTAAACTCATCCCTTAGAAGACTTGAGTAATTAGTATTAGTTGCTTCTAGTAAATAAATTTTAGTAGAATCTTCAAGCACCCACCCAGCAATAGATCCTCCCGAAGCAAGGTTTAAATTGTA